GTTACCGCCACCCAAAGCCCATTGTTTAGCAGAGCCATTAGTGTTACCAGACTGTGTGCCAATAGCATACTCTTTAGCAGAGTATTCAGTGTTATCAGCTGTAGTTGTAGTTTCAGTTGCCCAATCTTTAGCGTTACCAGCACCTGAAGTGTGGTCTACGCCTGTGCCTCCAGTTGCCCATGCTTTAGCTGAATAACCTTCACCTGTAACTGCTTCACCGTTTGTTTTCTGCGCCCATGCTTCTGCTTCATCTTCAGAACCTTGTGCATCTGTAGCCGAACTTGCAGCTGCTGTAGCTGAGTTACCAGCATTTGTAGCCTGAGTACTTGCTGTTGTTGCGCTAGTTGCCGCATTAGTAGCTTGAGTAGTTGCTGTTGATGCACTTCCCGCACTAGCAGTTGCTGAGTTACCTGAAGCTGTAGCACTATTAGCACTATTAGTTGCTGAAGTTGCTGCATTAGTTTCAGAAGTAGCTGCAGCTGTGGCTGAGCTAGCCGAAGCTGTTGCACTACTAGCACTAGCAGTTGCACTATTAGCACTTGCTGTAGCTGAAGTTGTTGCACTGTTAGCAGAACCAGTTGCTGATGTAGCACTTGATGCCGCTGAAGTTGCAGAGTTAGCCGCTGCAGTTTGTGAAGCTGCGGCATTAGTGGCTGAAGTACTTGCTTCTGCCGCTTTAGTTGTTGCCGTTGCTGCGTCTGCTGCTGTAGTTGAAGCAGAGTTTGCCGCCGCCGAGGCAGAGCTTGCACTAGCAGTAGCTGAAGTTGCACTCGCTGTAGCACTAGTTGCTGCGTTAGTTGCTGATGTAGCCGCATTAGTTGCACTAGTAGCCGCCGCTGTTTCTGATGCCTTAGCATTAGTTGCCGCTGTTTCAGCCGCTAGAACGTCTGCACCTACAATATCAGGGATACCATCAATAAGCGTATCAGTAAACAAACCACCACTAGCGGCATTGTCTGTAGCCCCTGTAAAGGAGCCAGGTCTTGCTGGTGTAGTCATTATATTAACCCTCGCCCATTAAAGTTTACTTGTAGGTTTCCACCTGAAGCGTTTCGTTTTGCATCCTCATCATTTACTTCTGCAATTTCTGCTAGAAATGCTTGATTGTATTTTGCTGCTTGTTGATCATCTTGAACATATGCAAACACCTCTGCTAATGCTCCAAACAAAAGTATTCTTTGGTTTTCATCACGTAGCCAGTTAGGTGTTGGGGTTCCGATATAATAAGTAGCAGTTACTGTACCACCTGCATCTGCTGCTTGTGCATCCGATTGTGTAGCGTAAGCTGTTGTCCCAGTGTTGCTATTAAAATATAATTGTTTAGAATTAGTAACACCAGACCCTGCCCCTGTTGTGGTAAGAAATCCTGCGTTATAATTAAGAACTGTTACAGAATACACAGCGTTAAGCGCTGGCAGTCTTCGATAATAATATAGTTCTATTGTGTTTGCTTGAGAACCAGTAGAGCCATTACCAAACCCTGGACTTAAATACACAACATTTTGTTGTCGTGCCCAGTAATTAAGGTTACTATACTTTTCACTCAGCGTGTCATTAAATGTACGAATATCTAGCTTTTCATTAAATACACGTGTAGTCAAACCTGATGAGTCTACTTCTCTAATTTGAATAAACTCTACAAGATCATAAGGTAATTGTATTTCTGTAATACTACCTTGTAAACTATTAGATGCTGTCGTTCCAGCCTCTAACAAGGTTTTCTCATATATAGCAACATTCTCTAGTGGTGGAACCCGCAAGGTCCTATACGCTTTATCTGCAGCATACTTAAGAGCATCTTGAATAATAGAATCACTTACTACTTCTTCATCTCTATTACACCATGTACGAACAAGTGCCACTAGCTGAGTATAAGTCAATGCCATGTGGGCCTCCTGATTAAGTGTTGACTACAAGATCACGGTACTCACTCAATAGAATAGTTTTAAGCTTTTTAAGATTATTAGGGTCTTGCATAAACGATGGGTCATGCAGATCTAAATGGTGGTCTTGCAAGATTTTAATTGCCACAATATCAGGAATTGTAGCCATCTTACGATAGCCTCCTTTAGTGTGACCAAAATATTCTTGCCTGTCACGGTCTTCTTTTGCTTGTTCTTTATATTGTGTAATATCTTGAGTTGCTTGCCAATCTCCTGATTCCAGGTCAAAGCCAGCTTGAATACCTTTATTTGCTTCCACAGTTGCACTACGGAATTTAAAGTCAGTTTCTTTAGACATGTCCTCTTGTCTCCTTATGGTGTTTGGGTATACGGTGCAAAGCGTCCTGCTTTAATGTATCCTAATCGTGCCCCTGTAGAGCCTACAGCTGTTGGCGCATTCCCCACCGCTACTGTCACAGCGTTAGGGTCAAAATGTGTAATTTTATTTGTTGCTTCATCAACACGATATGTGCATCTGTCTGCTGGGTAAGTATTCCCATTAGCAAGTCTAATAACTAGCATTTACTTATCTCCCGTTAATTTATTTTTTCATTGGGTTGTTCATAGCTGGACCACATCCTGCTACTTTACCACCCTTGTTATAATAACCAGCTACGTTGCCGCCCATTGCTTTGTACTCAATATCTTTTCCGGTTTTAGCAGCATACTTTTTAGCAGCTTCCATTCCATACTTATTGTATTTAAATTCCTTATCACCAACTTTTGGCATAATTACCTCCTAAAAAGAAAGGGGAAGCCATAAAGACCTCCCCTAACAATTAGCCTAGTTAAGGCCGTAGACAGCACCACAACCAAGTGGGTTACGTACTTCAAGAGTACACTCTTCGACCATCATACCTTTGGTCGAGTCGCCTTGCTGGCCCACATCTACTTCCTGCATAGGACGCAGAGTTGCCACGGCAAACCACATTGGATCATAGATCAATGCTGCAAAGTCAGCAACGTCAGGAATACCTGCGCCTGAGAAGGCAGTACCATTATCGCCCTTCAGTGCAACAGAGTTTGACAGACCCATAATGTAGTTAGGAACTACCATAAGATCGCCAAAGTCTGACATGTATACGTCAACAGACTGACGGAGCTTTCCACCAGCGTCAATGTTACGAACAACGCCAGTGTCTGAAACCATAAGGTCTGAGAAATCACGGCGTAGCTTTGGTGACAACATAACCTTAGTTGCCTTACCACCTTGCTCATAGATCTTCTGCATAACAGCATCAATATCTGTCAGTGCAAGAGTTCCACGTGCTGGTGCAGTAGTTCCGCCGTTGATTGAGCCACGCACAGTGTCTGTGCCTTGTGCGTCTGTACCAGCATTAGAGGAAGAAGCCGAAGGGGCTTCAAACTCACCTACATAGTTACAAGTAGATGCTGAGTTAATAAATGATTGAAATCCACCAGCTGAACGCGCATTAGCGTTTTGTACGCCTACAGCATTAGCTGTGTTGTATGAGTGAACCATGTCAAACTCAACATCACGGCGCAGTTCAGTTCCGCGCTTTTTAAGCTGATATGCATATTCGTCTGCAACACCAGCTTGATCAACCGCACGGCGTGTGCCGGATACCGCAATTGTCTTACCGTTGATCTGAGTATAGTTACCCAACCGTGTACGATTAGGACCAGATACAGCAAATTTAGCACCAGTTGCAGGTGTTGCACCTGTGCCGCCAGAACCGTCAGCAGTTGGTGCGATAAAGTCTGTACCTTCACCAATGCGTGAATTGCCTGGAGCTTCCAGCTGGTCTGTCTGCCATTCATGGTAGATTGCTGTTGCTTTAGATTTGCCAATAGATGACATAAAAGGAGTTTCATCACGAGTAATCATCGTGATAAAGTTTGCTAGATCTTCCCGCTGGGAAACATCCTTGCCAGTACCACGGGCTGGGCCTTGTGGGCCACCAGTACCGCGTACACCAAGATTATTAGCCATTTTAAATATACCTCCGAGGTATTAAAGATTTAAAGAGCGTTCAGCAAGTCCTCTTAGAAATTCCATTTGATCTTCACTTGAAGAGTTAGGATCCATTGCTCGTGCCTTAACTGCTGAAGCTGCATCTTGCTTTTTGCGAGTTGTAGTTTTAGCTTTCTTAAGCGGAGCCTTTTTGGCAGGTGTGTTCTTTCTTTTAACAGTACCTTTAGTAATATTTTGTTTTAGTCTACGATAATCATCAACAAACTTTACAATAATAGGATCTGCAATTGAGTCTAGTACTTCTGGTGAAATACCTTCTTCAATAGCAAACTCACGAATTGCAATAGCTGTATCTTCATTAAAATCAGGAATCATACTAGGAATGGTTTCGTTAAAGTATTGGAGTTGTTCATTCCATTCTTTTTCATTCTGTTGATGTTCTGCTTTTTGAAGATTTTCTACTAGTTCTTCACGTTGATTACGTGCAGACCAATAGTTTTTTTGAGCTTGTTCTCGTTTGTCTTTTAGTTCGTTAACTTCATAAGTATCACCATTTCTACGAGCTTTATCAATTTGAGCTTCGATATCATGATACTCTTTAGAAAGAGCCTGTTCATTAGAGTACAGTATAGCAGCAGATGCCTTAGATAGGTTTTGAATTTCTCCAACCTTTTCTTGGTATTCTTCTTCTAACTGTTTTCTTGCATCACCAAGTTCACGACCCTTCTTAGACAGATGTTGTTCAGTAGAGTAACCCTTAATAAGATCACCAAAAGAAACTTCAGTATGTTCGCCATCAATTTTGACTACAACCTTAGCCTCCAAGTCCAAGTCATCGGTTGCAAATACATCAGGTTCATCGGTAGCGGATTCTTCATCAGCATCTTCATCTTCTGTATCTACTTCTTCAATCTCGTCTTCTTCTTCTTCATCTTCGTTATCGGCTTCTTCTGATGACTCTGGGTCTTCTTCATCAGTTTCTTCCGTGTCTAACTCAGGTACTTGCTCATCGGGTAGAGTATCTACGAACTCAGAGTTCGCTATGATGTCAGCCAGCAAAGCCTCTTCAGTTTGACTATTAACCTCTGCTGTAGGTTCATCCAATTGGGTAGAGTCTACGGGTGCTTCGGTATCGTTATCCATTTGCTACCTCCTTTTTAGGGGTTGCTTTTTTAGAATTCTGTACCTTAGTATAGCGTTCAACAAGTTCATGAAGGTTTACAAGCTTATCTGCATTAAGCTTAGCCTTACCAGCACTACGCATTGAATCGTATTCTAAGGTGTTAATCATTTCATTATAATTTGCAATAAGAGCATCAATATCAATTGGTCTCACTGTTGTCCTCCTTTAAGTGCGGAATGTTTTTTCCGTACATCTCAAAGTTCATCATTTTCTCCTTAACACTTCCTAGTGCCATAGCAGAACTGTAGAGAAACTCACGAGATTTGGTTTCATGTGGCTCCGTCTTGAGCCACTCAAGGAAAAAGTCAATTAAGACTTCACCGTATACTTCATCAAAGAATTCATCCCGTTCTCTTGCTGCAAAGTGCCCTTTAACGTGGGCTTGCCTAGCTAGTTCTTCGGGATGAATTTTATGACTTCCATATGACTTTTCGTTTCCCAGCTTCTTCTCAGCTGTCTTACGATACTTATCCATTATCTTAAGTTACAAGTGTGTTGTAAATAATTTCGCCTGATTGTGCAGCAGTCCCATGTGAAGTACTCACATTGACCAATGTTTGTGCACCATTGTTAAGGCCTGTTACAATTTTATAATCTTTGGCAGCGACTGTTTGATTAGACAAAACTGTCGAACCCGCTGTTGCTACATCAAAGGTTACGGTTGCATCACTATCGTTTGTTACCATAATAATACCGCCGCCAGACCCACCAGCTGTAGTTACAGTGCCCGATTGAGCAGCGCCTACGCCAGCGGCTGAAAGTGTTACTGTTGCCATTTTATATCATCTCCTGGGGTCCTTGTGGTCCCATCTCTGGTTGTGGCTGTGGTTGAGGTGGGCTTAGGATTTGCCGCGCTAACATAATGATCTGGTCATACCCAGGATGTTCTGGTAGCTCTGCACCTTCTTTGGTTGCTTTAATTTGAAGATCTGCCCATTCTTGGAAGTGCTTATCAATAGACACAGCAAGTTGCTTAGCGTTATCATCCATAGTGTTCTTAGTTTGAGCACCAGTATAAACAACGTTTGCTTCAGCTAGCGCAGCATCTGCTTCAACCTTACGCTGAGCAAGATTACGATCTGCTTGTGCAGATTGTTGTTGTGCTTGTATAGCTTGTGCAGCTTTTTCCTTAAAGTCTTCTGTATTGTAGTCTTCTAAAAAGTCATTACTATCAACATCCATTGCTTCTATAATTTTAGTTGCAAGAATAGCTGGAGCTTCTGGCTTAATAATCATACCAGCCCCTTGTTGATTAAGAGCAGGTAGGATCTCACCAGCAATACGACCATACTTTCCAATTAAAGAAGAATTAGAGTTTTCACCAATATCAAGTAAAACTTCTAAATCCATACTTGATGGAAGAGATTGCATATCAATAGACTTAAGTGCACCAGCAATATTATAATTAACATTACCTTTCATATTACTACGCATTGTAGAATAAATACCAGACAACAAGCGTTTAAATCCTGTTTCAGCAAACCTACGAGCAATGTGTTGAATACGTTTTTGTGCAGCTGATTGAACAGCAGATAGTTTCTGCTCTGAGTTACCTGATACATAAAGTGTATCATTAAGACCCTGAGCAGCCTTTGACATACCTGTAGCTTGTTCCTTAATAAGCTGCAAGTGTTCTAGAAGAGGCACAGTTCCTGTAGAAATAGTTTCAGGCGGTAACTGTTGAACAGCACCTACTGGGCTTCCATTAGTTGGTATAATTTGTTTAGGCTTCATGTTTTGCAATGCAGAGAAATCTACCACATTAGGATCAGCCAACTTAGGCGAATAGTTAGTGAGGTAGGTATTCTCTACAAAACCACGCAGGATGGCTGTCGATGCCAATGTAGAACTGCGTGTAAAGTCTGCCATTGACAATCCATAAAACTCAAACGGAATATCAATAGGTACAATAGAAGCCATCGGAATTTCATCACAGTCTTCTTCATAAAGAATATGAGATCCTGCTATAATAAAGTGTTTTAGCTCTGCAATACCATCCCCATCACGGTCAACGTGCATCCAACATTCTGTAACCGCTACTTCACGGTTTGCTTCTAGGGGTGTGGTTTCTTGCTGCAAGGACCCTTGAGTGTACTCTTGTCCTGTGACTTGTTTACGTGCTGCAATGTCTTGAGAATATTTTAGACTACCTGACCACGTATCATCCCCAAGTTCATCCCAGGCATCAATGCTGTCAGCCATTTCAGGATAGTATTTACGGATCTCTGAGCGTGTCATTTCTGTCTGCATACCAACAAAAGATGCTGTATCAATACATGTAGCATCTCTAGCAATTCGGAAGTTTTCCGGCGGCACTAACTCTATTTTAACACGAGACTTATTAATACGTTTTCGTATACGAACATCAACATACATAAGTTCTACGTTTTGTTCAGTTATAGAATCAGTTGATTGAAATTCATTTTCAAATTGCAAATCGCCAACAATCTCTACATCGTCTTCTGACAACAGTGTGTCAAGATTTGATTGGCTAATCTTTTCGTATTCTTCAAATACGTAATCGTAATCTTCAACATAGCCCCAACGACATACTGCATTTTTCCAAAGCAATGCTGCTTTCATCCACTGTTGAAGAAGCTCCCATCCATTGTTCTTTTTAAATAAACAATAGTTAGTAATGTCTGAAGCGTCTTTTGCTGCTTGAATTGCAGCAGGGGAACTATCCCAAGGCATAAACCTTGCTAGTCTTTTATTTGTAAGAAACAAATCAGAGAGTACAGCCGTATATGCTTCTACCACTTCTGTAGTAGAGGTATCTACAATAGTACTAACACCCTGTGGTGATAGGTGATAATCAGCAACACCAGCATACTCATAAGTCGCTTTTAGTCTTTCTCGTGCCAGTTCTGATGAGTTTAGCCAATCGCCAGTAGAGTTCTGAACACCAGACTCCACCATACTAATTAGCTGCTCATCACTAACAACTTCTTTGTAGCCAGCGGGTTCCATTAACGTTTCCCTCCGGTTCCAGAATAGATAGGCTTAGCCTTTTCTAAATCTTTAAGACTGTAAGAACCTGCCTTTGGCAAGGGTGCCTGGGGTTTCTTAGCGCCTTTTTGTTTATGTGTTTCTTGTACAAATCTAGACATTTTACCACTCCTGGGTTATTTACGATCTATGTCTTTTAACTTTTGCTGCAACCTTTTTAGGTTGTTTGCTAAATTGTTTTCCTGCTTTTGTAGCTTTTCTTTTAGCCCTAGTGGTAGCAGCGTGTTCTGCTGCTGAGAGACTTCCCACAGCTGAAGCTGGCATATAACGCTCTCCAGTTGCAAGCGGCCCTTGAGTAGAAGGTTTACCACTTCGTGTGCGCCACTTCTGAGAAGTCCATTTGCTTAGGCTCTTTTGTGACGGTTTCTTTGCCATTAGTCGCGGTAGCCCCCACCCTTTGCTTTATATTGCTTAGCAAGCATCTGGGCTTTACGCGCCGACCATTGGCCTGGACGACCGCCTTTACTACCCGCCTTAATTCTATTAAACAAGTTTTTACGCATTGTCGGTTTTGTGTAGTTACCCGCTTCATTTACTGCCATACCTCTACTCCATAAAATGCTTTTTAATCATGTCTAGTTTTTCTTGCCATTTAGCCATACACCCAAGCTCATGTTCGATTGCTTGGATAATATCACTGTGCTCCCCAATACCTGTTGGGTTTCCTAGATACACCTCAATGTTGGCCCTGTGCTTAGCCACATGACCTTCAGCGTGTTTCTTAACTGCATCTAACAATATGTCCTCCATAACTACCACTTGACCTTGTTGGCCCAATAGGCTGCACTCAAAGGTCCACGAGCAATGTTCTTAGCATGACGGGCTTTAAAAGACTTACGTTTCATCTTCATACGTTTGGATTCACCTGCTTTAGGTTTTCCAGCTGTGCTTGCACCCTTCTCTCCAAACCTAATTAGTTTTTCCTTGCCCCCAGACCTTGCTAGGACTGCGTGGGATTTTTTGGGGTGGTTTGGTGTACGTTTTGGTTTGTTGTAACCGGAGAAGCGTTCTCCTGACTTTTCGATCGACATTCCATTTCTCCATTTAAATAACGAACACTTTTCCACCACACAACAGGGCTTTTGTATTCTTTAGGTCTTCGTTTTCTTTTTGGTTGTATATACGGGATATGTACCATTTTTTAATCCACTTAAATAGTAGTCTCTTATTTGATCAATTGTACGTCCACATCCAACACAATATTTATCTTTGTTGTCTAGTTTACAAATACCAACACATGGGCTACCCATTAGGTTGAAGCCCCGTTTAATATTTTACATTCATATGTAATTGTTCCCCAACTACCGTCTTGTGGTAGTTCTTCATGTAATATTTTAAACTCTATACACTCTTGTCTATCTTCAAACCACTGTATGTCTTGTTTAACACAAGTGGTTTCTACACAAGCTGTAAGTAATAGTGACCATATCATTTATGTTCATGCCCCATCCAAATTCCGAAAACACCTGTCATAACACCCATGACCACTGACACAAAGGCTGACTGAGCACCAGTCGGTTCTGGTAAAGCCATGAACCATTCGGCACATCTCCAAGACATAAGAGTAGACATAAGCATCATAAATCTAGGAAGTATCTTCCATTTAAGAAATGTTTCTACTGACATGGGGGTCTCCATAAAATAAAGTGGTGGTATACCGCTGCGTACCACCGGACGCATGAGGACAACGCGGATCTCTTAGACCCTTAAGGTCTTTATGTTCTATAAGGGGTATATAGATTAACACACAAAATAGTGCATAGATTAAATTACTATTTGGCTTCCACTAAGGGTTTGAGGCCTATTTATCCGTATATATAGTAGTATAGGATTATAACCAGTTAACCTCAGCTTGTTCTACAGTAGACATCTTTTGTTTCCATGAGACATTTGAAGTTCCCAATCTGTCCCAATGTGTACGTAATACCTCACAACCTATAGCTAATGCAATAACTGAATCGTCATAACAATTAGGTGCAGCCTCTGTTTTACCTGTATCTGTAGATATATAGTCCTTAAGTTCCTTGATTATTTGTACAGAGGGTATAAGTATCTCTTCATTTTCTATAAGATTCTTTAGGTTTGCTATAATAGCTGGTTTTGTAGCAGATGTAGTTCTAAACCCTAGCCTAACACCCTCTTCTGAAGACACATTAGCTATTTTAGTCTGCTTATATAGGTTTATGTAGCCTGTACTGTCTAGTTTCTGCAGGGTAGCAATACCCATACTGTTAGATTCTACAGCTAACAGGGCATTGTTATAGTAACGACCTAGATAAAACAATACTTCTCCCCACATACTAGGGTCAATCTTATTGTTCCTATAGTGTGCTACAACTTCATACCGCTTATTTAACACAACAGCAGCAGAGTAGTCTTGCCCCACACCTAGCGCTACGTCAGCAGCAACCACATAAGGTTCATTCCAATCAGGAAACTGATATATGTACAAGGAACCTTCTCTATTTTCATCAAACATCTTTGAGGCAGGGTCCCATTCAGACCTTCTCTCATATGACTGTGGTACTAGTGCGTCCAAACGCTCCAAGTTGAAGACGTTAGATCCTGACATAATAAACGCTTCGTCAGCTGTTGAGGGGTACTCTTGTTTGAACTTGAGTTCTCCACCTTCTGCAATCTTGAGTCTTCTCCAGTAGAGTTGTCCGTTGTCGAGTCCGTGTTTGTCTCGTAGTTTTTCTTCTTCAACTGTCAACTCCATGTTCTCTGGGGGTTCCCTAGTGTATTCTGGGGTTATATACCACGGTAGGAAGATAGGTAGGTATTCGTTCTCCCCCATCTCAGCACCCTTCCAGAGCCTATAGAACTCCCCCTGGGCACCATTAGCAGTAGACTCCAGGATAACTTCAGTACCATCAGCCTGTGAGATACCCTGGAAGAGACCTGCAAGGATCTTCTCATCATGTTGCCAAAAGGCTACCTCTGAGCAGTGGGCTATAGTCGGTGTAGTACCTCGACCAGCTTCTGGAGACCCCGCTGTATATAGTCGATAACTAGCAGTAGCTTCTTTATCAACCATAGCAGGACTGTTAATGATAATCTCTTTAGCATTACTACGAAGTTCTTTGGGAGCAAGATCACCTTCCATATTACGGATAAGGTTCTTTGACATAGCGAATAGAGCATCAGACGTAGCCGAATCATGCGCCATGACAACTGATCTCGCATAGGGAGTGTAGTAACTCTTCCAGAAGACTCGTCCAGCGCAATAGGTAGAGATACCTTGCTGCCTAGCTTTGAGTATAATTGCCCTAACTTTACCAGTAGCATTCTTTTGTTCCTCTAGTTTTTCTGTAATTATTCTTTGAGCTTCGTTAAACTTAAAAGGTACGAACCCCCTGGATACGTCCTTAGTGACGATCTGTATTTGTTCTTCTGCAAACCTAGTAAAGTCCTCTTGATATCCTTTAATCCTAGACCTTCTCTGCTTTTCCTTGAGTAGTTTAGCTAGTTCTTTCTTGTTCATGTGTCCTGTGTCCTCTTGGTTGCCTTTGAGTAAGCCTGATTAAAGCAACAATATATATAGGTACCCACATTACTTTCAGACCCCCTACGTAGCCCCAGACAAGCTGTGGCCTCATGGTGGTATCCCAAGTACTCTCAGAGGTCTTAGAGGCTCTCAGTGGGCTTCTATGCGCTGTTAAACGTCCTTTTAGTATCTATAAGGGGTATATAGGACCCATTACTAAGACTATTACCCGATTGGGAGTACTGGGAGAGGTCTTAAAGGAACCTCTGGGACAATGCTCAATTGTATATACCCCTTATAGAAAAGGCTGTGGAAGTAACTCTATATACCTATATATACATAGAGTACTCATAGCACACATTAAGATCTATAAGAGCCAAACACTCGTTCCTCGGTTTGTCTTCACAGTGGATAAGTATCTTCTTATTCTAACACAGGAGCACTACATGACATATTATGTTGTCAACGGAGTCGTCTACTTCAACCACAAAGAAGCTCTAGCTGCTAAAGAGCGTTGAGTGTCCTTAGGGATACTCATCATCACTCATGGATTCAGAAAGGATCTGTCATGCGTATCACTAAACACGCTAAGTCTCGCCTGTCACAACGTGGAGGCACAGTCAAAGATATCATCAACACAGTCAACAACGGTGTCAAGATGGTCAATCGTACTGACTCTGCTAAGTTCACATTCATTGACAACTCTACTGGTATGTACGTTGTCACTAACTCAGAGGTTACTGTTGTAATCACTGTATTCTGGAAAGGTCAATAAGATGGTTGATGTACTGCTTGCTATCTGGGTCTTTGCCACACTAACAGCTGTTGCTGGTCTTGTGGTGTTTCTTTCAATCCCGTTCATTATCATGATCAACGAATGGTTAGGGGACTAATATGGACAACACTATTATCGGTCTAGTGCTCACTCTCGTAGGGTTTGTGCTATCATTCCTTGCTGCTGTATCTGACTCACACGTATTCATAATTGCCATCTGTGGTATTATGACTATCACTGGTGTCATTACCTACTCATTGACACTTGTGGATTTCAGAAAATGATCACAGCAGCAATACTAATCTCTGTGTTTGTTTACACACTTCTCTTTCTGTGCCAGTGGGTCACTATTGGTAATGGACCTTGGATACTCAGAAACAAAGAGATTGTAACCATAGGTACTGTAGTATCAATCATAGTACTTATAGAATCTCTCAGATAACTATGGGGCCGCAGACCTCGTTCCTCGGCTGCGTCCTCGAATTGGATACATCCTTAGTAGTCTTGCCAGAGTGGATTAGCCTCAGCCACCAATTCAAACAAACGGCAGGATGTATCTTCATCATCACTACGTACTGCAGAACCACTGCAGATAATCTCTGAAACTCAGGCACAATAGCCTGTACCCTCTGTGTTGCAAACTACGACTAGCATATTGGAAAAGCGTCTAGCCTAGCAATAGGACACATGGTTACTGAATGAAAAAACGTGGAAGCTCGGTGAGAGCGTAGTGAACATCAAAAGAACCCAGAGCACGGTACAACTATAAGTATGGTGGGGCACATCGCAGAGTAAGACTCGGATGTTCAGTGCTGTATACAGTCAAGACGGGGAGAGAAGCGTCCCGTAGGCACCAATAAAGGTGAATACTAGCTAGTCGTGGTCTAATTACAGATCACGCATCTTCAACACAATTTTGTGTATTTTGCAAGGAAGGTAATATCCCATGCTTACAGAAGTTCGTAATTTCAAGATCACTGACGTAACTATCAACTATCCTAAGCTTGATAAACCTGTCAATCCATTTGGCGCTGAACAGTATGAGCTACAGATTGCTACTGCTGATGAAGCTAAAGTCAAAGAGCTTGAGGACAACTATATCAAGTTCCGTAGGAAAGATGGTGCACTGGTCAAAGATGCCGCTGGTATGTTCACTGCTAGCCTTAAGCGTAAAGCACACAAGGCAAACGGTGAGACCAATGGTAAGGTCCGTGTAGTCAATTCTGATCTTACACCAATGGAGCAAGTTACCACAATCGGTAATGGTTCCAAAGCTAACGTGATTGTCTTTCAATATCCTTATGACACTGCTGGTCGTAAAGGTGTTGCTAGCTCACTCACAGCTATCCAAGTTACTGACCTTGTAGTCTATGCCCCAACAGATGGTGTAGACTTTGAGGCTGTTGGATCAGTTGAGCCAGAAGAGCCTAAGGGTTCCGCTAGCGATCTGTTCTAGCATATACTTCCTGAGCATGAAGATAAACTGCTCTCATCATATTCAGATAGCGACTCTGGTGCTCGGTCTTAGTAACCTTGTAGCACTGGAGGCGCTTGTTATATTTATTATTGAGTCCCTTCGGGACACTTTATGTTCGCAGGGCTAAATAGTAGCCCGCCCTGCTCTATTGGAGTCTCGTACAAACAACAGAGATAGCCTTGGGAAACCTTGGGCTACTCTCGGATAATTTTAGTCAAACCGACAAAACGCATAGGAGTAAAATGAGTATATTCACAGAACCACATGCTCTCAAGGATTCCTTTGAAGCTAAAGTTTACACCCGTCTACTTGCTATTGCTGATGCAGAAAAAGCTAATGCTGATGACACTGGTGACGATGTAGACTGGACAATCTTTGAGTTTGCTGAAAAAAATGCAAGCTCGTGGGCAGGACACCACGAGAAAAGGATATGGAAATATGTCTAACGATAACGATGATGATATCAGAGCTACAGTATACAACACCGTAGAGTTTACTATGGTTGATAGAGTATCAGAAGAAGAAGTAATGGCAATCATGAATGCCGCAAAGAAACACCGTATAGAAACAGTCGTAAGTAAATCCAGACGTATTATCACTACACGTGCAGACTATGTAGACGAGGCTACAGGTGTACTTGCAGATGCATATGTAATTGATGGAGTTCGCCTAATCAAACACATTACAGAATACGAAATCGAAAAGGTGTAATACATGACCTTTGGATCTATTTATATCATCATCTTGCTACTCTTTATTGTGTTAAACATTCTAAAGTACATAGCAACGGAGAGATAACGATGGGTCCAATCAAACCAGTAAACCCAATTGCCCGTACCATGCTAACTAATCGGCAAGGCAAACAGGTTGTACAGTCAAAGAAGATTTACAACAGAAAGAAATCTAATGACACTTACAGAAAAGAAAATACAAAGAATGGTAGATAACTACCAATTCATGCAGACTTGTTTTACATGCTGGTGCAAAGTATCAGACAAAACAGTTGAAGAGCAAATGACTCAGTTGTATTACTTTCTGCGTGACCAAATGGAAGATGTTGAGCGTATCAACAGGCAAGAAGCCAGTGATGCTAGGCACCGACTAAATGGTTCAGGATACGCAGGAAAGGCTGGTCACTGATGGATCTATCTAATCAAGCTCTAGTAGTTATTCCTAAATCATGGGATGAAATATACGACTACATAAACGACCAAGAGCATCCAGCATACTCAACGGTTCTTGCCCTTATGGTACACAACTACACACTGCACAAATTCAGTGAAATGAGTGGATACCAATTCTCTGAATGGAAACAGGAGTATCTTAAAGATGTCAAACAAGATTGAAATTGACTTTCGCGCCACTGAATACATGGAAGCAACTGAAACCTTTAAACTTCCTTACAACCTATCTCATGAAGATATTGAAGAGATTGAGTCAAACGGATATGGTTATGCATGGATCACACTTAATGAAGAAGGGTCTCGCCTATTCATTCGTGGTGCAAGACAAGAAGACCTTATCAAAGAAGATCAGTGGAAAACTGAGCAAGGACTACACAGGTCTAACCTAATATTGCGGCAGTTCGATAACAACTATGATTTTGACTACGCACAAATAGTAGAACACAAGGGGCACCCTAGAATACCAGACGGTGTTGTCGTATATCTTGAGACAGGACAAGTCGATCTAGAGTGCTATGATATAGACTCAGAGATCAACCATTGGGAAGGTGTAGAATAATGTATATTGTCGCTTGGTCAATCAGAAAAATAATTGACAATAAACCAACTCTCGTAGATCACTGGCAAGTATCGGAAAACTACGAACATGCACTATCTATGTACAATGCAATCACACATGAAAACGATGATGTATATTGTGCGTCTGTCTCAGACATTGTAAACGGTACAGAACCACACTGGTATGATCCTGACTTTACAGAAGACGAGGGTCAACCCACTTGGGAACAAGAATGGCAGGACTTTGGTGAGGTGTATGATGACACTTAAACGTATCCATATCAACCAGCATGTTATCAGGGCTAATGCAAAGTCTGGTAATCGTAACCCTGTAATCACTGTCAAAACCAGTAAGTCTAACGAGTATGCACACGCTGTTCATATCATGGGCGGCAGTACAGTCGTATACAGTCCTGACAAACCACTATCCTGTGGCGCTAAGGTCTGGATAGAAACTAATGCAGAAGTGGTACTAGAACAATGAGCTACATACATGAAGTATATATCCCATGTGCAGTGGGTAGACAAACCTTTGAAGATGCCAAGACACTTCTAACTAATATTCATGGAGGCTGCACAGCATACAACGGTGTTGGTCACTGGAACAACGAGGGTACTAATACTGATGGTACTACTAACTCTGTCCAGATGCGTGAAGAAGTCTGGATTGTTCGTATTGTAACTGACGATCCCACATTCTCTGGTCTCAATCTAATTGAGGCTGAACTATTCAAACGTAACGAGAAATGTGTCATGTCAACCACTCAAGAAATATCAGTAAGGTTTAACTATGCTTGATAAACATGTATACATACGTAAAGACGGTGGAGAAACTTGGTGCTATGGTACTATTCAAGAAGATAGTAATTTCTCTGTTGTATGTGAAGACGAATACAACGATGGTATCTGGGCTGGTGATTTAGATTTCTACCCAGAAAACTGGGATCAAGTCTGTGAATATCTAGAAGAATACTATGACCCACACATTGAACAATTGGAGGCTTGCTAATGTTTGCTGAAGCACTCGTATGCCTTGCACTTAACATATATCATGAAGCCCGTGATCAACCGTTTATTGGACAAGTAGCAGTTGCTCAAGTGGTAATGAATCGTGTCCGTGATGACAGGTACCCTGACGATGTATGCGAAGTGGTCACTCAAGGCCCAACATATTCTTGGAAACCTGACTTTCCTGTTCGCCATCGCTGCCAGTTTAGTTGGTATTGTGACGGTAAATCGGACAAAACACCTGACGAAACAGCATGGGAACAAGCCCTAATAATCGCACAGGGAGTACATACAGGAAACCTTGATGACTTTGTTGAGGGTGCCACGCATTATCATGCAACCTATGTACTACCTGAATGGGCTGAAAGTAAGGTGCCTGTCGTGCAGATTGCTGAACATGTGTTTTATAGATGGGAGTAAAACAATGCCTTACATGATGATTGAATGGGAGTGGGAAGAAGCCTTTGATAAATTCGGATTTGGTGACGGTGATTCTTGGAATGGAACCCACATAGTTGCTAATGAAATCAATGACCTTGGTTATGTAACAGATTGTGACACATGGGGCATACATAATTATATGATTATGGATGTAAGAAAAGGACAGGAATCAGTTTATACAAACCCAGATGCCCAAATTGGTTACGACTCTCCTAGAGAATATTTACCAGACGACATAATCAACCACTTAGATAAAATGTTTACTGAGGATTGAGGAACATGAATATTGACATTGATAAAATGATTGAAACCATTGGATGGTTGCATGTTATTGTCGCTGTTTGGTTACTAGTGTAATGGATAACTACACAGCCGTTGGTATCGCTGAAGGATTTATAGAATCAGATAACGAAAACCAAACAATAGAAGCTTGGCAACATCTGATTAACACTGGACTCGCTTGGCAATTGCAAGGGTTCTTTGGTAGAACCGCAACACAACTAATTGAAGCTGGGGTGTGCCATGACTAAACAAGACTTTGAGTTTTTTGCTAAGTTTGCTGTAGACTACTCTCTACCAGATGAAGCTATCACAGAACTACTAGAGTTATTCAAAAAACGTAATGACCGATTCTGTTGGCAAATGTGGTGGACTCGTTACAACAAACTAAAGGCTATGTAATGGGCAAGATGAAAGACATAATGATAGAACTAGAAGAAATGGTTCAAGAAGAAGTAGCACAAGAATGGAATTTCTGTCAAGACTACGTTGATGAATCACGAGTCTACATTAGAACCCATACAATAGACTTAGTAAACTTTCAATTAAACGAACTAGGATTATCTATGGACGAAAAAGAAATAGAGTCTATGGTAGATAACTCGATTAACAACATATTTGTATAAGGAAAATTATGAAGATATCATTCGATGTATATACAAGACACCTAGATAAAGCTACAGAAGCATTTACAAAACTAGACACTGTTTGTAATGAAAGCCTTAGGATGAGCAAAGGTAAACGGTATAATTCAGACCTAATCCATTACAATGTCTATGGCTCTATAAGTACAGAAGAAATCGCAATCCTACACGATGCTTTCAAAGATGGCTTTGTAGACGATAGTGATGATGTGTAATGACTATAGAAGATGTATATGCTGAAGCCGATGGTAAAATCGCCATTGACTTTGGTGGTGAAGAAGTGCTTCTAACAGAAGAAGAAGCAATCACTCTTTATATCGATCTTGGATTTGTCCTTCAAGATCTTGATCAATCTCGTACAGTACAATAGAAAGTTTAAAGACATGCAAAAAATTATTGTAAACCCTATCGGACGACAGAACCTGCAATTCCGGCGCACTACAAACCAATACGGACCTAAGGGTTCTTTCTCTAGTAACCAAGGATACCTCTCTATCTCACGGTTACCTGCTGGAAGCCCTAACGGCACTGGTGGTAACTTCTGTAGTCGCCCTAAAGTATAACCAAAAATCCCTGGGTACACTTATGTGTGTACTCAGGGATCTTTTATTTATTTTCAGTAACCGACAAAACGCATATGCATCTTTTTTGGGTAACCGACAAAACGCATCAGTGTCGCGGGGCATTCGCTTCGGCACTTGCTTCATCTAAAAGTTCTTGCAGTTCCTCATCAGACAAGTCTTCAGCCTGTATCTCAACATTAGTTTGATCAACACGTGCAAGCTTTGGTGACTCAAATTCTGCAAGAGTCTTTGCAATATCAAGTGCAGTACTCATGTCATCTTTTTCTAATGCTTTAAACATCATTATCTTAAGGACATCCAAAGAAGTCATATCGTTTGTAGAGAGAACATCGTCTTTATATTTGCCCCATTCATAAATGGACATCTTAACAGCTTCTCTTGCTTCTTTATTAGCCTTGCGCGTAGCCACACCTTTCTTTTGTGCAGCCTTTGCAGATTCAGTTGTCCAAGCACCATTTAGGTTTTTGAGACTTTTTGGGTTAAAAGGCATTGTTTTCTCCATAAATTGTATATACCCCTTATAGGTATATCTTATGCCGCAGACAAGCTGCGTCATCAAAAAGGTATAATTCTATAAGGGGTATATAAAACAACATGAATTTTAATGAATATCAAACCAAAGCCATTACAACGGCTGTTTACCCAGAACATCAAGCACTTCCGTACTTGGCACTTGGACTGTCAGGAGAGGCTGCAGAGGTCGCAAACAAAGTGAAGAAGATTCTTCGTGGAGATTACGACAATGACCCAAAAAAAGCAGAAGAAGCCTTGGCATCTATATCTAAAGAACTTGGGGATACTCTTTGGTATCTCGCTGTTCTTGCCAACGAACTTGGAGATAGTCTTGATACTGTTGCTGCTGCTAATCTGGATAAACTAGCCTCACGTAAACAAGATGGAACCCTGAAAGGATCAGGAGATGAACGCTGATTACGAAAACCATGAACAATATATGAAAAGGATGAGTGCAGAAATGGATGCTAAATCCAGACAAGTTGGTGGTAACCACTACCAATTACCTATACAACCTATTGATTTCATTGTAAAAAATGATATACCATTCAGAGAAGCAAATGTTATTAAATATGTTGTAAGGCATAAAAGTAAAAACGGCAAGAAAGATCTTGAAAAAGCAATGCACTATTTGCAAATGCTAATAGAAGATTATGATGCCTGAATGGGTACAATACTGGCTTGTAGTCATGGTAACAATTAACACTACAGTAAACCTAATTGTATTCTTTAAAGGGAGAAAGTTTAAATCATGACAGAACTACACACATTCTGGGGGAATGGTCAATATTCTGACAGGAAATCCCACGTGTTCAAAGAATTGACAGGTTATTCAGTTCTTATGATTAAAGGAGAAACCGTAGTTGAAGATCGACTTATTGAAGGGCACTCAGAGCAATACGCAGAAGACTGTGCAGAAAACTGGGTGCTGGGTGTAATCCCATGAAATCAGACAGGGGAAAGGTTGATCATGTAACGGGTAAACCGTTTAAAAGGTTTAAATGTATTGAATGTGGTGTAGAAATACTAACCGTATCAATAGATAATGGGTATAAAGTCTGTCCTAAATGCGACATAAAGAAAGCAGAAAACAGTGGATGAAGAACTTAGTAAACAAGTAAAGAAAATCAGAAGGCGTAGGAAAATACTTGACCAATACAAAATAGCTAAAGGTTGTATTGATTGTGGGTATAACGAAAACCCCTATGCTCTTCAATGGGATCACAGAGATCCTACAGATAAACTATACACACCTCACAGGATGGCTTCTTGTAGTATCAAAAACATTATTAAAGAAGCCCGTAAATGCGACATTCGTTGCGCTAACTGTCACACAATCAGGTCAGTAAAAGAAAAACACTACCTAGAAAGAAAAGCTTATGAAACTAGTATATGATATTGAAACCGATGGTTTTGATGCAACAAAAGTATGGTGCCTTGTAGCACATAACTTAGATACTGGATCAACTTACAAATTCAGTGATTATGATAACTCAATCCCATCAATGGACGATGGTTGCGTTATGCTAAACAATGCAGAGGTTTTGATCGGTCATAACATTATCGGGTTTGATAATTTAGTTATGGAAAAACTGTATGGGTTGAAACTAAACGAAAAGAAAATATACGATACCTGGATTATGTCTCAGGTATTGCAATACAAAAGACCCCACAAGCACGGCCTTAAGGGTTGGGGTGAGCACCTCAACAATTCTAAAATTGAATTTGATGAGTGGGATAACTACTCTAAAGAAATGCTTAGGTACTGTGTACAAGACGTAAAGCTAAATGCAGATGTGTTCAACCACCTAATGGTAGAATACAAAAAGATTGCTGCTAAAAGACCAGCTATTAAAGAGGGTCTTCTGATTGAGCATGATACAGCCAAGTTTAATGCCCGTGTAAAGACTCGTGGTTGGAACTTTGATGTTGTAAAAGCAAAGAAGAACCTAAAAGATATGAATGTTCGTATGCTTGAGATTGAAAACACTCTTCACCCACAATTGGGTACGCATAAAGTATACATAGATAAAGTAGAAAAGTTTCCTAAGTTCAAAAAGAATGGAGACTACACAGCGGTAACTGCACGTTTGTTGTCTGACTTTTACAATAAAGAAATTAAAACAACCGACATACACGTTCACGCAGCAGGGGAACCCTTCCAACGTTTCACTGTTGAGCAGATCACTCTTGGTTCTATGGAGCTTGTTAAAGAGTGGTTGCTTACAATTGGATGGAAACCCGATGAATATAATCGTAAGAAAGTAGGCCGAGAGTGGGTTACTGTTGGTCCAAAGATTACTGATACATCTCTAGAGAAACTAGGGGATCTTGGTAAAATGATCAGCGAGTACTATACCCTTCGTAATAGAAGCTCTGTTATTAAGGGCTGGCTTGAGGTTCTTTCCAATGGTCGCATCCACGGTAACATGTGGACTATCGGTACTCAAACATTCCGATGTCGTCATGAAGTTATTGTAAACCTTCCAGGGGTGAATGCCCCGTGGGGTAAAGAACTAAGGGAACTGTTTATACCTGATGACAATTGGAAAGTTGTAGGTGCTGATAGTTCTGGTAACCAACTAAGGGGTCTGTGTCATTACGTAGGCAATGATGAGTTTACTAATGAAGTTATCTATGGTGATCAACATCAACGAAACGCTGATGCTCTTGGTTGCTCTCGCCCCATTGCTAAAAACTACCTATACGCATACTTGTTTGGCGCTGGTGATGCTAAGCTTGGTTCTATTCTAACTGGTAAGCCTAACGCTAATGCTGGTAAGAAGTCTCGTGAAGACTTTGCCAAAGGCATTAAAGGATTGGCAGAGCTAAAGAACAGACTGGGCGATGTATGGCGCAGTACTCAGTACGCTACAGGTGAAGGTTGGTTCCCTGGGCTTGATGGTCGTCCTGTGTTTGTCTCTGGTGAATACCAGGCCCTAAACTATCTTCTGCAAACAGCAGAGGGTATTACATGTAAGTCTGCACTTTCTTATGCTATGAATAAGATTGATGAAGAAGGACTACGTGCAGAGCCACGGCTGTTCTACCATGACGAGATCGCCTATGTAGCACATCCAGATGATGCTGATCGTGTTGGTGAAATCTTACAAGAGTCATTTAAAGAAGGACCAAAGATGTTTGGTGTAACTTGTATGGAAGGTGGAGATTATGTCATTGGCAGCAGTTATGCAGACGTACACTAATATAAAGGAAGTACCCTATGAACCATCAATTGAATATCCAGGGTACACCGTATCCTTCCACCCAAAACCAGATGGTATTGAACCGAGAGAATGGTTTGATGTATTGCGTTACCACTATACTGCAAACGGATATATCATTCTCCACCTACTCGCAGCAGTTGAATACGAAAGAGACCCCCTCAACCCCTACCCCTTAACTAATAAAGTAAAGGATTGGGGAGTTGAAGTAATCTACAGATGAAAGGAAAAGATAATGGCACTAGCACTAATTGATGCCGACTCTATCTACTTCAGGGCTGCTTATAGCAACTCTGATGAAGTAGAAATACGAAAGGTGATTGACTTCACCGTAAATGAATGCATGGCTTACGCCTTCTCAGAGCCTCATGAGTGCCGTGTAGCACTTAAAGGTAGGGGGAACTACCGGAAAGACCTTTACACCCCCTACAAGGCCTCCAGACCCGCCTTAACGGACGAAGTAAAGAAGTCCCTTAACTATGGTCACAACTATATGAAAGAAAAGTGGGGTGGTGTAGAAGCTGACGGGATGGAAGCAGATGATCTAGTATGTATATGGGCTTATGAAGCTCGTGAAATGGAACTAGACTTCCTGATTTGTGGTATTGATAAAGATCTTAAACAGATACCTGGTCATCACTATAACTACACTAAGAAAACCCATGAGTTTGTAGATGATGACAAGGCAAACATGAACTTGATGCTGCAATGTTTGACTGGTGATACTAGTGATAACATTCCAGGCATTAAAGGCATCGGTCCAAAGAAAGCTGAAAAGATCCTAGCAGGAGTACCAATGGGTCAACGCTGGGAAAAGGTTGTCGCTGCATGGAAAGAACATAATGCAGGTGATCCTTGGCTTAGTCGTAAACTACTTACTATGCTAACCACATGGGATGAACTAGAGGAGATACAAAAGAATGGAGGAGATGAGTCATTACTTCTCAATAAAACCTCTGAGTGCGAACAAGATGTGGAACCGAAGGGGGAAGACAACGTTCAAGTCAGCGGATTATCTGGAGTATCAGAACAACATTCGGGATGAACTAATAGGAACTGACTGGCCCTTTGGGGTTGGTCAGGTTACCTTTGATATAACAGCAGGTCTCTCAAATAGAGGAGCAGATCTGGATAATGTAATTAAACCAATATTAGACACATACCAAGGAGTGTATGAAGAATTCAATGACAATAAAGTTTACAACATCAAACTTGAAAAGCGAATTGTTAAACGAGGAGGAGAATTCCTTGACATCAGAGTACGAGAGTATGAAAGTGATCAAGCAGAAGAGACTCAACAAGAAACGAGAAGCGAGTTACAAGAGGAAACTAAATCGTCAAGCTAAAGAAGAAAGATGGAACTAAATGGATGATGAAAGAAGATATGTAAAAGGACCATGCCCATTCCCTGGGTGTGGTAGTTCAGATGCGTTTGTATCGTACAGCGATGGAGTAGGTCACTGCTTCAGCTGTGGTAAATCAAAGAAAGTGAAAGTTGAAATGGATGCCCATACACCTACCTCCTTTGTGGAGCTTACTAAATTCTCCGATATACCTTCTTATCGTAGCTATTCTATTACTTCTCGTGGTATCACTAAAGAAGTAGTTGATCACTTTGGTGTGAAGATGAGCGTGAGTGAAACTGGAATGCCAGAATCTCATTATTATCCGTACACAAAAGACGGTAAATTGGTTGCTTACAAAGAACGAAAACTACCTAAAAGTTTCCACGTTCATGGTAACTTTAAAGATGTAGACCTGTTTGGTCAGTCTTCCCCAGGGATTGGTAGAAAGAAAATCATTATCACTGAGGGAGAACTAGATACACTGGCAGTGGCTCAGTCTATGATAGATAACTCTGGAAAGATCTGGGGTTCTGTTGTGTCGATACCATCAGCAACTGGGCTAAGAACATTACTAGAGCAAAGGGAGTGGGTAAACCAGTTCCAAGAAATTGTTCTGTGTTTTGACCAAGATGATGCTGGTCAAGCTGCACTTGAAAAAGCTGCAAAGATGTTTGATGCTGGTAAAGTAAAGATTGTAAAGTTACCAGAAAAAGATGCCAGTGACACACTAATGAAACATGGACCTAAGATCTTAGACAATTGTATATGGAGAGCGCACACTTGGTCTCCTGCAGGTATTGTAACTGGTGAGGCTGTGTGGGATCAATTCAAAGAACGTCAAGATGTAGAGTCTGTTCCGTATCCAGATTGTCTTTCAGGTCTTAATGAAAAACTAAAAGGAATACGATATGGTGAGATTACTTTGTTTACCTCTGGCACTGGCAGTGGTAAGTCTACTGTCATTAAAGAGATTGTTCTTGACCTTCTTGCTAAGACAAGTGATAAGGTTGGACTCATTAGTCTGGAAGAAAGTGTTGGAGATACAGCCGAAAAGTTTATCTCCATGCAGCTTAGGCGTAACATCATGGATACTCCATCGACTGATGAGGATGAACTCCGTAGAGGATATGAAGCTGTGTTTGGTGACGAGCGACTGGTTCTCTTGGATCATCAAGGCTCCGTTGGGGACTCATCTCTTATCGAAAAGATTGAGTACATGGCCCTTATGGGTTGCAAGTACCTCGTTCTTGATCACATTACTATCGCGGTATCGGAAGGGTCTGAGGGACTATCTGGTAACGAAGCGATTGATAAAGTAATGTCTGACTTACTTAAAGTTGTAAAGAAACATAATGTGTGGTTGGGTCTTATCAGCCACCTACGTAAAGCCCAAGGGGGTAAGAGTTTTGAAGAAGGGAACATCGCATCTATCGATGATATCAAAGGCAGTGGCTCGATCAAGCAGATCTCGTTCGACATCATTGCCTTTTCACGAAACCTTGTCGCAGAGTCAGAGTCAGAACGAAACACAATCAAGTTCAAAGTACTCAAGTCTAGATTCACAGGGCTTACAGGACCTGCCGGAAGTGCTGCGTACAACAACAAGACAACAAGACTAGTAGCCGCAGGAGGTTTTGATGACTACTTTACAGTTTGAAATAACACTAATAGATAGTATGGGGAGTGACCTAGCAGTAGTAAATGCTGCTAGAGTCTCCTTTAATAAAAGATCTGAATATGAAACAATTGAAGTAGGTTATGATGAGGACAGTCCTCCTTGCGAACCTCACACTGTTAAGCGTTTAAATACTAAAGATAAAAAACTAATTAAATATTTAGCAGAGCATGGGCATTGGACACCCTTCAGTCAAGTACAATATCAAGTACGTATAAAGGCACCTATCTTTGTAGCAAGGCAATGGTTTAAACACATAGTAGGTATTACTCGTAATGAAGTATCACGAAGATATGTAGACACAACACCAGAGTTTTATGAACCAAAGTCATGGAGAGCAAAGCCTACTGACGGTGCTAAACAAGGGTCTAGTGGTGATGCTGAGTCTCAATACTTCCCTAATAAATACTTAAAAGAGATACACGAAAATGCTATCACATGCTACGAAAAGATGTTAGCTCAAGGTATTTGCCCTGAACAAGCACGTATGATTCTACCACAATCAATGATGACAGAGTGGGTAGAAACAGGATCACTGGCTGCTGCTGCTCGTATTTATAAACAACGAACAGACAGTCATGCCCAAGTAGAAATCCAAGAACTAGCCAATCAGTTTGGTGAGTGTATAGAAGGCATCGCCCCTATAAGCTGGGGGTGTTTAACATAACAGAAAGAGGATTGTATGAATCCATTCGATCAAATCTCAGAGTACCTAGTTGATAAGGTCTCAAGGGTTAATCCAAATAACCCTAAGGCAAACTCAGGTGGTGTACTTCTGAGATTGTATAAAGAATATAAAGAGGACATGCCGCGACTAGTTAATGTGGCTTTCCAAACAATACAAATGAGATTCACCTACGATACCTCAGATAGTCCTGCAGGGACTGCCCAGTTGACAGCTGTATCTACAGCAATAGGTCAACGTATTGCACGTGTAATTCAAAGGGAACCCCCTGGGTTACCCTGGAATATGCATGTTAGACTAGGTGATCTCTTCATAGAAGCGTTCTATAACTGTGGTTACATTGATATCTATTATCCTAAAACAAGGGATACTAGCTATATTGTGTCGGCTACAGCAAAGTGGATTGACTTAGCAGATATCCCTGAGGCTATGCTAAGGATAGCACTAAACCATACGGTTCTATCAAGACCAGAAAAGATCTCCAAGATCATTCAAGCAGACGGAGAACCTGTGATAAAAGAGTGGACTGAAGAGGACAACGCACAGTTTACACCTATGTTAGGAACACCTTGGATTACTTCTGTAGATAAACTTCAACGTACAGGCTGGAGAATTAACCAACGTGTATACGATGCTCTAATAGCTAACAAGGATTCATTCATATCATCAACACCTGTAGAGAATAACGATGCTAAAGAAATGAAACGAAGAAGTAAGCTAGTAGAGTGGGGGTTTATTACGACTAAGGCTAAGCTGCTATACGATCAAGACGTATTCTATCAGTATATGCAAGCAGATTACAGAGGACGACTATACTACTCAGAGTCTTTCTTAAACTACCAAGGCTCTGATCTAGCCCGTGGAATGATGACCTTTGCTAGGGGTAAGCCTATGACAGAGGACGGACTCTTCTGGCTAGCGGTTCATACTGCAAACAGCTTTAACCAAAGCTACAACATTGATGAAATCCCAGAGTGGTGTGAAGCTGACTATGTGAAATACCTAAAGGATGAAAACCTAGAGTCTATCAGTGTTGATAAGTTTACTCTTGAAGACAGAGTGCGCTGGACTAATGATAACATGGAAGTTATTATTGAGATGGGTAGAAAGTCTATTGTGGCAAACATAGCTGAAAAAGCTGTGTCATTTCTTTCCTGTTGCTTAGAGTGGTTTGATTACCAACGAGCAGTCAAAGATAACAGAATCCACATAAGCCACCTCCCAGTGCCCGTAGACGGGTCTAACAATGGTTGGCAGCATCTAGGTGCTATTTCTAAAGACAGCCAGACAGGGAGGCTTGTAGGCCTGATTCCGGTAGAT